CCGCTACTTTTACATGTCGACTATTGGTTTACCCGCTGAGCAATCGCTCATTTTAACCAAATGGGCTGGACGTTGGATCAAGTATGCTTTCAATGTCATGGTGCATGGTACACCGTGTGAGCAAGTTGGGAAGCAGCTACTGAGAGTCATTGAGGATTCAACCGATGAAGCAGCTGATTTAGTCGAGGTTCACGAGGTCACATTGGAGAAGACCGTGACTACAACACAAGGGGGCACCACCACAGTTATTAAGAACACCAAGGTAGCGCATAAGCTGAAGAAAGGGAAGCGTTCCGCTTTCTCTGTGGCTCTCGCCAAGAGGGCTTACGTTAAGTTTGGAGCTAGACCAGTTTCTGAGGCTAATGTACTTGTCACACGCAAGTGGATTCATAAACTTATGGAGGATGAATTTAAGGATCTGCGAACTTGTGATAAGGCCATCGCCATTGATAGGGCTACCTTCTTGTCCTTCGTTCCCACGATGTCTTGGAATAACACCAAATTTGTCATGGAGAATTCCACCTCCGTTAAGAATCGTGTGAAAGGAGATTCAGTGTTTTCCCGAATAGCCCGATGGGCTAACCGGGAAACCGCCGAATAGGGGTGCCCAGTTGTCGTGCGGGGGGTGGGTTGCCAAGAGAGCAGGGCGCCCGACCACCCCCAACTGCACGTTAAACGACAATTGGGTTTGACAAAAGAAAGGGAATGTTTTAGAATCAACGGTATCGCTCCAGATATCGTCATTGCCCCTTTCAACAACGATATTGACACCTTGGTGAGGGCTGTTAAAGAAAGGGTTTTCTTTGTCAAGAATCTTGACAAAGCATCCCCTGAAAAATTTGTTTCCCCACCGAGACCACTCAATGGAAAGTTTGCATCCACACTACGTGAATCTGTGGACTTGCTCGCGACCTTCCTTCCTTCGACCGCTCCGATGACCCATCAACAATTTGTTGACACAGTCAGGGGCCGCAAGAAGAAGGCTTACGAACAAGCTCTTGAGAGGATTACTACCGAGGGTTTGAATCTCAAGGGTGACTCTTCCGTCAAAGTGTTTGTCAAGTATGAAAAGACCGATCGTACTACCAAAGACGATCCTGTACCTAGAGTTATTTCTCCCAGGAACCCTAAGTTCAATATAGCACTGGGCAGATACCTCAGACCCATTGAGGAACGCATCTTTAAGGCTTTGGGTAAACTGTTTGGACACCCAACAGTCATGAAAGGTATGGATACTGACAAAACAGCTCGCATACTTCGCGAGAAATGGGAAATGTTCAACAAGCCCGTTGCTATTGGGCTTGATGCCTCTCGTTTTGATCAGCACGTATCTTTGGAAGCGTTAAAACTCGAACACAGCATATACCTTAAGTGTTTCCGATTCCTTAAACATCGCAAGAAGTTGAGTAACATTCTCAAGTGCCAGTTGAAAAATCGTTGCCGTGGCTATACTGAAGACGGGTCCATATCTTACACCATTGAGGGAACCCGAATGTCCGGTGACATGAACACATCCTTAGGCAATTGTGTGTTGATGTGTCTTATGATACATCGGTACGCAGTTGAAAGAGGGGTGAAAGTTCAATTGGCAAACAATGGTGATGATTGCGTGGTTTTTATGGAAAGGAAGGACTTAGAGAAGTTCTCTTCTGGATTGTTTGAATGGTTCTTAGCAATGGGATTTAATATGGCAATTGAGGCACCGGTTTTTGAATTTGAACAAATTGAGTTCTGTCAAACAAAACCTGTGTTCGATGGTAAGATTTTTACCATGTGCCGCAATCCACTCACTGCCATTGCTAAAGATTCCGTTTTTATGAAAGGAAGGGATTATGAGAAATTGCTACCATTGTGGTTAGATGCTGTTGGTACTGGAGGGTTAGCATTAGCTGGAGGTTTGCCCATTTTTGATTCCTTTTACTCCATGCTCCGTCGGTCTGGAAATCGTGTGTATAAGAACAAGAAGAACAAGCTTGTGAACCTGGATAGTAATGAGATCTTGCCGTGGTATATGAGGGAAACCAGTATGTCGGGGAAACGGGAGTCACAACCCATTTCCCCCGAGGCGCGGGCATCCTTCTACACAGCTTGGGGCATTACTCCTGATGAGCAAATTTGTTTGGAAAGATATTATGACACATTATCTGTTGTTGTTAGTGTGAGCAAAGGGGAATGGGTCTGTAGACCCGTTTTCCCCGACATGTAGTGTTTTTCTTTTTTGTTTTTGTGTCATGGGGTCTCAACTTTACCACCAAAATCAATTTGATGAGCTAATATAATAGCTAAGAGACTGCACGGTGGGCCCAATCATAGGTAGTTGAGATGAACAGTCCCATTGTATGTGGGATCCCATATTATAATTATGTCTAGCGTTAAGAGAAACAAGAACAAGCCAAAGAATAAGAAGAATGAGGGGTTTGTGCAGACGGCTTTAATCCGTGCACCCACCTCTGGTGGAGTTATATCCACCAAGAGGCGTATCCCTCAGGTCTCCACCTCTAATAACATCACGACTATTAGCAACACCGAGGTTGTAGCGAGTGTAGCCACGCTTGCGCTTGGAGCTTTCAGCGTTGCGACTGCTACCATTATGCCATGGAATTTTGCCTGGCTCAATGGTATCACCAGTTCGTATTCTAAGTATCGTTGGAAAAGGCTTAGGTTTGTATATGTACCTACTTGCCCAACTACTACAGCTGGAACTTTTGTCATGAGCATGAGGTACGATTTTCAAGATCTTGCCCCTACATCGTTAGTCCAAGCGCAACAAGCTCACAAGGCAGTTACCTGCCCAGTTTGGGCAGGATTTGAGGGTTCTACAGCATTACATGGGTTTGGTACTCCATCTCCTGGTTCTGTTGTTATTGACATTGATGTCAACCAGATTGGTTTTTCCACTGGATTATCATGGTATCGTGTGATTACCGGAGCGACTTTCACACCAATGTCTTCAACAGATCGCAATCTTTATGGTGGTTGTCTATTAGACCTGTGTACTGCTAATGGTGTTGCAACCGCTGGTGTTGGAACAGTATTTATCAATTATGAAGTAGAGGTTTGTGAGCCGATCGCGTCGGCTCAGCAAGCTTAGTTCTATTAGTGTGATGAAAGTTGATGGGTTATCTATAAACCCACTTGCTAGCAGTCAAATTACTGTGATCCACCCATAAATAGTTGAGTTGTGCGTGTGAGCTCGTTGGACAACCGTTCAACCAGGCAGCGATGGGACACACTCAATGAGGTATTGGATGTGGTAAAAACACTACAAATTATGTAATTCTATGTTTAGGGTCTTTCTCGGTCCAACTCTAAAATCCTAGGTGCCTTGAGTTGGAGGTGGTTGCAGTTCACCATAATTACAACCCTTCGG